CTTCTGGTGGTGATGTAAATATTGGACCATCTGCAAATGCAAATGGACACGGATTACTTACTCTTTCTCAATCTGCTTCAGCAGCGTTCAATGCTTTAGTTATTCAGCAAGGAAACACCGCATTTACTGCAACTGATGGTTTACAAATTGGTATTGATGCTGGAGTAAATGCTTACTTTAAACTTTATGAAAACCGTGATTTTTATTTTACAACAGGAACTTCAAACACTGAAAAACTTCGTATAACTTCTGCTGGTAACGTTGGTATTAGCAGAACAGATCCAGACCAAAAATTAAATGTAAATGGTTGTGCAGAATTCAATGCTTATGATAGTGCAAGTGGATCTGGTGGATATTATACAGCAAAAGGATTAATCATTGGTAACTTGTATGATGCTGGAAAATCATACACAGGATCTGATGACAGAAATGCATGTATTTGGCAAGAGAGAGGTTTAGATCTTGACTTTGCAACTAATGATGCATTGAGAATGAAGATAACATATGATGGTCTGGTTGGTATCGGAACTGATAATCCATCAACAGGACTGCATCTATTAGGAGCAGACTCTTACTTTACGATGCAATCTAGTTCAGCAAGTGGAAATGCTGGTATTTTATTTAAAGATAGTAGTGGAACACAAAATGGTGTTATTTTTTATGATTTTGATGATGATTTTTTAAAGTTTAGCACAAATAATGATACAGAAGCACTTCGTATAACTTCTGCTGGTAAAATAGGGATAGGACATGAGCAAGAAGGTCAAATCACAAAAGAATTAACTATCAGACCAGCAAATGATGGTGGTATTAGATTTGTAAGACCAGGAGCGACAGGTGCTAGTGTAATGTCGCACCTAGAATTAACAACCACAACTTCTGGTGTAGTATTCCCATCTGGTGAGGCATACACTGTAAAATATAATACGTTTAATAATGATCAAATATTTACCACATATGCTAGTGGTGGAACTGGTGGTAATATCTCATTCCAAACTGGAAATGGTAGTGGAAATGAGGTAGAAAGACTTCGTATAACTTCTGATGGTTGTTTATTCCTTCATGATGGAGCTCCATCGCAAGTTCTTAATTCTGGAACAAAATTAGAGGTACGTGGGCCTGCAATTGGTGTTGCCGGTGTTAATTCAACTTATTTCAAAGGATTTAAAATTGCTCTAGATGATGCTACAGAATATGGTGGTCAGGCACAATTCTCTGTAGGACGTTATGAAGAATCTGGTAGTGATGCCAGATCAACTTTGATGATATCACTTGGTCATGGTGCATTAAATTCTTCCAGTGATGCTGATGTTAATGTGATGGAGATGCGTTCAAATGGATGTGTTTCAATTCCAGGTCAACCAGCATTCAATGCTGTGGGATTTCCTTCCCATAGATATATGAATGTTTGGGATTCTACTGACTTAACTACATTTAATACTGTAGTTCAAAATGGATCATACTTTAATAATAGTAATGGGAGATTTACTGCACCAGTTGACGGTAAGTATTTTTTCATATACACTGCAATGTTTACTAATCCAAACACTGCTGATTTTGCGCTGCAATTGAGAAAAAATGGCAATACGATTGTCCTAAGTAATAACCATTCTGGTGGTGGTAGTAGTAATGGTCATCAATGGAATGATGCTACTGTTCAAGCTGTAATAGATCTTGCTAAGGATGATTATGTTACTGCAAGAGCTAGTGGTAGTAGTTCATCAACTTGTTTTCTATATGGTGCAAGTGGTAGTTCATATGGCAGTTTCTGTGGTTTCTTAATAGGATAGTTTATAATAAAAAACCATCATAAATAATTAAAATCCTAGTAAGTATTAAATATAATAACTAGTAAAAATGACTCTTAAAAAATATACCATAAAAGTTACAGATTCTACTGATTGGGAAGAGTTTCAACATTTACTGTGCAATAATTCCGCAGAAGAAAATATTCCCGATAGAAATATTACTTGTTCAGATAATAAATTGCATAGTTCAACAAGAGGAACTTTTCTTCTTCATGCATCTGAGGTTAAAAACTTAAAAAATCATCCTAAAATAGAGTGGGTAGAATTATCTCCACAGGATAATCCAGAAAATTATCCAAAACCATCACCTGCAACTTATAGGTGGGGAAAAGAAGTAAAAGTTTATAGAGATTTAGATTTTAATGGACCACCAGTTTCAAATCCCAATGTCTCAGAATTAGATAGAACTAATTGGGGGACAAAAAGAGTTGCTATTTCAACAAATGGAGATTTTTGGACGACTAGTACTTCTCAGTATGCACCATTAGATTCAGATCTTACATATGATATGGATGGTAAACATGTAGATATTATTATTCATGATTCAGGTGTATTGCAGTATCATCCAGAATTTTTAGATGAAAATGGACAATCGAGAGTAAGGGATATTGTTCTTGATGGTCCATATTACATTGATCCTACTTATTTTGATAATAATGGGTACACTTATACTAAAGCAGATGGAAGAATTGGAATACATACAGTAAATGCACATAATTGGTGGAATAGTCCAGCTTTTAGATCTGTTGAATTCAGTTCAGTTGGAACGGTAAGTGTAAGTTCTGGTTACACAGAAGTTAGAGCTCTTGGTGATAAACTCGACGGTTCTAGTAGTTTAACCAGTGGTCATGGTACAGCTTGTGCTGGATTATCTGCTGGTAAAAATTTTGGTAATGCTTTTAAAGCAAATATATGGAACATGTCTGGAATTTCTGAACCTTCAGGAATGAGTATATCAATTGAACAAAATTATGATTTAATGAAAATTTTTCATAAGTATAAAAAATCAAATCCAATTACTGGTAGAAAAAATCCAACTATTGTTAATGGTAGTTGGGGGTATCAGGCTGCATTTGAAGCGTCTGACACTGTAGGTTATAAATTTAGAGGATCAACCGGTTCATTTACTGGTAATGATTCAGTTACTAATCAAGTAACTGCAATGAAAGAAGGTTTAAGTAATCAAGTAAATGGTGCATACAAATCTTGGTCATCTTCTTCTAGATCAAGTTCTACAGATACTGCTGCAAAGGAAATGATGGATGAAGGAGTAATTTATGTTGCCGCAGCAGGAAATAATAATCAGAGATTGGGTATTGGTACTGCTGATCCAGATAGATTAAATTATATGGAAGATGATTATTTTAATGCTGGAGATCCTAGAACAGAATTTCCAGGAAATGCTACTCCATGTAATCATAGAGATTGGATGAATCCTCAGGGAATTGGATTTGATGCTACTACAGATCCAAATTTTCATCCAGTTATCTGTACAGGTGCTATGGATGATAGTCTATATTCAATCATCAATAGGTTGGAATCAAAAGCATCATATTCAAATAATGGTCCTGGAATTGATGTTTGGGCACCTGCAGATGAAACATTATCTGCTGGAACAAATGGAGTTTCTGCTTATGAAGATTTTCAAAGATATGATGATGATAGATTTTATGATTGCCGTTTCAATGGAACTAGTGCTGCTGCCCCAGTAGCAACAGGAGTTTTAGCATTATATCTACAGTCTAATCCAACTGCAACTTCCATAGAAGTTAAAGATTGGTTGAGAAATCATGGGTCAAAAGTGATAGTAGATTATCAAGATAGTCAAACAGATGATACTCAAACTGATTATTGGACTTTCTCATATTCTCTAAGAGGAGCAGAAAAAAGAATATTATTTAATCCATTCACAAATAATACTACCCCATCTATAGAAGGTCTAAATATGGTAGGGGTAACTTTTAGTCAAATATAATTATTAACTACTTACCTATAAATAAATTTACGGATATTTTTGCAAGATGGCAGTAAATAGAGATCTATCTAAATTTGCATTACACATATTTAATCATGAAAATGGAAGTATTGGTCTCGCTACTGACGCGAGCACATTTATTGGTGTAGGTATAGATAATCCTGGTGCAAAATTACATGTTGATGGCGATTTTAGAGTAGAACAATTAGCAAGAATACAAAGATTAGAATTAGTAGGTGTAGGAACATTTCTGGCTGACGTAGAAATTCAACGAAATCTATCTATTACAGGAATTACTACTTTTAATGGAACTGCAATATTTAATGGGAGTAGTGAGTTTACTGGTATAAGTACTTTTTCGGATATTAATCTTGATACTCTTAATTCTAAATCTATTGAGGTAACTGAATCTTTAAGTAGTCCTGTTATATCTGTAAATAAAGAATCTTATAGTTATAATGGAAATCTTATTGGAATATCAACAAATATAATTCAAGATACTATTGTAACTAATTTAAGATTAGGATTATTAGTAACTGGACAAAATATATCTGTTGGATCAACAATTATTGGTATTGGAACTGTTAACGTTGGAATTGGATCTACAGCAACTCCAGTAGATGCAATTACTTTATCACAGAATAGTACTAATGGTATTGTAAATTTATCACTTTCTGGTATATTTTATAGTGCTAGTGGAAATGCAGTCACAGGAATTGTAACTGATAATATTTTAGTTGGTTATGGAATTACAAATGCTTACATTGGTGGTGGTACAACAGTTACCAATATAGGTGTTGGATCTATTACAATGTCGCAAAATGCGACAAATACAAATTATTTAATACAAACTTCTGGAACTTTATCTGGTATTAATACAGATATTATGACCGGTATTGATACTACTGGTATACAAATTGGACAAATTTTATCTGGTGATTTTCTTTCAGTAGGAATTACTACTGTAACTGATATTAGAGCAGGAGAAATATCTTTTGCTCCACAATCATTTACAGATGGTTCATCAGTTACTGCATCATATGAAATTTATTTTATAGATACATTTGACTTCTATTCAACAGATACAAATCCAATAACTTCAGCAATTTTTACATATGAAAGAGAAGTATCTGGTATAGGAACAATATATGAGATCGAAGGTCAACATTTAGAATATAACACTGGATATATTAGTAGTATAAGAGGAACATCTTTAGATTATTCTACAGGTGATATTGATATTTTAACATCAACTGATGGTACAATTATAAATCTAGATGTAACTACTTTAAGTGTAGGAACTGGAGATACTAGTAGTACATTTACTCCAACTTCTGGTAGAATTGATAATCTAGATGGTATTAATTTAAACTATACAGGATTCTCTACAATTGCTACAATTTTATCAACTAATATTAAGAGTGTTGGTATAATTACTGCAAATGAAGTCCAGATGGACTCATTAACTTCAAATAATATTAATATAACAGGAGTTTCATCTTTTGTAGAGTTTGGAGCACAAAGAGCACAAATTGGTATATTAACTGCTGCTGCAGTAGAAGGTACAGATCTTAGTTATAATGTTGGAATTATTTCAGAGTTTACTGTTAGAAATGTTGAAATAACTGATAACCTAGCAGTCAATGGTATTACTACAGCGCCAACTCTAGATACTACAGTCGCTACTGTTGATCATATTACATCAATAAATCAAACAGTAAGTGGAATATCAACTCTCAATGAAATTGTAGGAGTAACAACATTAATTGCAGGATATGTTAATGCAATTACTGGAATTGTAACAAATATTTCTGGAGAAACTCTTGAATATAATACTAGTGGTAGAATTTCAAATGTAAAAATTGGTATTGGAGAAACTGCGGAGTTAATTGTTTCTGGAGATGCTTATATTTCAGATAATGCAAGAATTACTGGTATTTTAACAGTAGGTCAAAGTTCTGTTACTATAGATGGAATACAAAATTCAATTAGTGGAATTTCTTCTATTGAAGCTTCAGTTGGTACATTTACAACCATAAGTGGAACTAGAGCAACTTATACCAACGTTGATGTAGGTAATATCAACTTCTCTGGAATTAATACTGCTAACAGTTTAGAAAATGATGTTAATATCAAACCATCAGAGTCTGGATTCTCAACTTCATACAATCTAACTTTACCACCATACTTGGGAATTCCTGGGCAGGTATTACAACTACAAGAAGACGGTCAATTAGGGTTTAGTACTTCTGGTCTATATGAAAACAGAATTTATGTATCTCCAGTAAATGGAGATGATAGTAATGATGGTAAAGCACTACCTGTAAAAACAATTAAGAAAGCAGCACAGTTAGCTTCGTTTGAGTCATTTGTTCTTCCTGGCAGTAGATTTGCAGATGCTGGAGATTTATTATTAAATAACAAAACATTTATTCAAAACGAAGTCGTTGGATTTGTAACATATACTCATCCTGGAATTACAACTAATCCTGATTATGATGCTACAAAATGTGCGAGAGATGTTGGTTTAATTGTAGATGCATTATATTATGATTTAACATATGGAGGAAACTCAAAGACTATAGAAGCTGGTTTAAAATATTGGGCAGGTACAACTAATTATGTTGCTGGGGAAACTACAGAAACTATTGATGCATATAATCATATTATTACAATATCACAATATGTAATTAATAATGTTGCATTACCAGATAGTATTAATAGATTAAATGATGGATCAAATTTATTAATTTTAAATAAGGAATTTATTAAAGAAGAAGTAGTTGGATTTGTAACTGCTACATATCCAGGATTACTTACAAATCCAGATTATGATGAGACTAAATGTAAGAGAGATGTTGGTCTAATTGTAGATGCAGTTACTTACGACTTAGCCTATGGAGGAAATAGGAAGTCTGTTGAAACTGGATTATCTTACTGGAGTGGAGCAACTAATTACGTTGCCGGTGAAACTACAGAAACAATTGCTGCATACAATCATATTGTAGGAATTTCTTCCTTCATTATTAATAATACTTCAATCCCAACAAGTTATCAGGGATCTGGAGCGGTGAGTCAAGTATTTGATAATACGATTTCTTACGATGATTCTTGTAACAATAGTGCATATAATTCAACATGTTGTGCAAATGTGCAGAGTGCTATTTCTAACTATGTTGGAATTATTACTAGTATTATTGGAGTTGGAACAGATGCGGCACCAACACTAAGTCAACCAACAGGATCATTCCAATCAGAAAATGGTCGGACATTCCAATCTTTCGATTTATCAATTTCTTACGATGCTCAATGTGGAGCTGGAAATTCTTACAGTGAAGATTGTTGTGCTGATGTATTCTCTGCTATTTCAAACTACGTTGGTATTGTAACCACAATCATTGGAGTCGGAACAGATGCGGCACCAACATTAGATCAACCAACTTCAAAATCAACTCCAGTTGCTGTATTTGTAGAAGCAGGAGAATATCTTGAGGATAATCCTATTCTCATGTATGAAGACGTAGCAATTATTGGTGACAACCTTAGAAATACTATCATTAGACCTTTAAATGCAGGTAAAGATTTATTCCGTCTTAGAAACGGTTGCTATCTAACTGGATTTGCAATGAAGGATTTCACCGACGCTGCAGGTGTTCCACAATTTACATTTGACAATGCGGTTGCATATGATGATCCTTCAGATACAACTACTCCAAGAACTGGATACGCAGTTAAAGTTGATAAACCAATTATTACAAGATCTCCATATATTCAAAATTGCTCTATCCTATCTTTCTTAGGTGCAAATGGTATTCTTGTTGACGGATCAAAAGTAGATACTCTAAACACTGCAGTCATTCCACAAGAAGCAGAGAACCCAGTAGAAGGACCTCAACCAGAGTTTGGTAAATCCATGGTTGCTGCGGCATTCACCATGGTTTCATTCGGTGGTATTGGTTGGCGTGTTATCAACGATGGTTATTCTCAAGTTGTTTCCTGTTTCCAAATCTTCTGTAGATATGGTTCACTTGCACAGTCTGGTGGATACCTATCCATTACTAACTCAGCAACTAACTTTGGTCTATACGCTCTAAGATCTACTGGATTTAATTCAAGATCTTACGCTTTTGATAGAGGTATCGTTTCTGCTACTGGTACTAGCGGTGGATTACAAACTCTAAAAGTAGTTGGATTGGGTAGATCAGATCAGGATTTATATGTTCTTAGATTCTTCAGTCATGCTGGAGTTGACTTAACTTCTAACTTTAAACCATCTTCAGTTGTAAGAGAAGTTGATATCTCTGTTGGTGTTAGTACAAGTACCGATATTATTGGAATTTCCAGTCACACATTCAACACTGGAGATAGTGTAATTTATCTAGGTGATGAAAGTACAATTCCAAAACAAATTATTGGTGGATTGGTTAATTTAAATGAATATTTTGTTGAATATGTTAGTGATGATGAGTTCAAACTATATGAAGATGATAGTCTAACAAGGTTAGTCGATTTAACTTCAGTAAGTAGTGGTATTAATACGTTTATTAAGGGTAATCAAGAATTCTTTAATTTTGAAAAGATGGATTCCCATCAATCATATCAAAGAATTAGTTTTGCGTCAACTACTACAAATCTAACATTCATCACTGGAAGAGAAATTACTCAGCAAACTAATGGTGGTAATGCAGTTGGTATTGCTGTTACTTATAATTCTACAGAAAATGAATTATTAGTTTCTGTAGAATCTTCTGGCGGAGTAAGAAATAATTTTGGAGAAACTGGTTTTGGTGTAAATTCATTTATTCAAGATCATTCATCTTCACCAGTTTCTGCAGCATCTACTGCTGTCGCAGGTGTTGGAACATTCTTTACAGTAGAATTTAAGGTAGATTCAACTCAAACTGGTGGAAGTATTGCTGGTATTTCTCAGTTACCTGAGCAATTTAGAATCCACTTCCACAGACCATCGATTGTTAACTCATCTTCTCACACTTGGGAATTCTCAGGATCTGGAACAGATTATAATGCACTACCACAGAATGGAGGTAAAACTGATACTGCAACAGAGCAAGTATTTACTCAAGGTGGACGTGTTTATTCATCAGGTACTAACGAACTAGGTGACTTTAAGATTGGTAACTTTATTACTGCATTTAACAGAACTGGTAATATTGTATTCAACAACAAAGTTAGTATCGGTCAGTTAGATAGTTTAAGATTAAGTCTATCTGGTGGTGTTTCTATTGAAGAATTCTCTACTGATATCGGTCTCGGTGATAATGAAATTGGTGGTGCTAAAGACTTCAGGGTATCAACTCAGAAAGCAGTTAGAACATTTTTAAATAATAGACTTGGAAACTTTATCGATAAAGAAGTTTCAACAAATGCAGTTCCTAGTGCTATCGTTCAGTTAAACGCATTTGGACAAATTAATGCTGACTTGATTCCACCAAAAGTTGTTAACTATTATACTACTAATGTTGGTGGTGGTAGAACAACTTTAGTTGATAGAATTCCAGCAGTTAATCTTAAAAATGGAGATACTGTTTTAGAACCAGGACAAGGATTTGTTCTAATTTCTGATGTTTACAGTCAATTCCTAATTTTAGATGATAAAACAAGAAATTATAACTTTAATAACGGAGATACTGTAGTAAGTGCAGTTTCTGATGGTGGTGCAATTGGTATTGTTACATATCCAACATCTGCTGGATATGGATACACTGGATTAGTTAAGGGTGTTTCACTAACTGCATCTATTATTGATGGTGGTGGAGGATATTCTAACCCAGGAATTTATACTTCAATCTTATTGAATAATTCAGTTACTGGAGCTGGAGTTAGTGCAAATGCAACGATTACTGTTGGTGCATCTGGAACAGTTACTCAATGTAGCATTGTTTATGGTGGAAGATACTACGCTGAAGGAGATACTGTAAATGTTTCAAACCCATCTGTTATTGGTGGAAGAAGTGGAGGTTCTGAATTCCAAGCAAAAATTGAATCGGTAGAAACAAGACTGTATCTTGAATTAACAAATAATCAGAAGTTTACAGGTTCTTCTCTTCTAACTGATTACATTGCTGACGGTGATGCTGTTGGAGTATCAACTTCAATGACAGCAGAATATATTGTGACATTTGATCCAAATTCGTCTGCAACTGGGGGAGATATTGATTTTAGTAATGATAGAATTGAAATTGGGGCAAATGAATTTGCAGATGGAGATCCCATTACATATTCTGCTAATGGTGGAAACGTTCTAGAATCTTTGATTAGTGGAAATACTTACTATGTTAAGAGAATTGGTACTACTTCTATTGAACTTTATGGAAAATATAATTTAACAAATAAGATTGATTTCCTCTCTAATGGTACTGGAACTCATTCTTTGACCAGAAAAACTATTAATACAGTAACTGACCAAATTACTTTTGTTGGACATCCATTCGGAGCTGGCGATGCTATAAGGATAGGTAGTAATGTTCCTGTAGGACTTACGACTGCAGCATTCTACTTTGTCGGATCAGTATCCTCAAACTCATTTAGTTTACATGCATCACAATCAATATCCCTGAGTTCTGTAAATGGATTAATTTTTAATCCAATCAATATTACACAAAATGGAGTTGGAGATCTAACATTTACAAAACAAAATGTAGAGTATTCTGGTACTGTAAATACATCTTCGAGTCTACTCGATAACTGGACTGTACTTGCTTCTGGAACTGTTGATGCTGCAAATATTACTTCTGGTACAATTTCTCCATCAAGATTAGGTGGTGGTGCTGCTAATTCAGATACATTCTTAAGTGGTGATTCTCTTTATAGAAAGGCAGTTAAATCTGTTGGAATTGGAACAACTGCTCCACTATCAATTGTTGCAGATTCATTTGAACTTGATGGTGATATAACCAAGTATTTTGGAGATATACAATTATCGGTATTGAGAGTACAAGCATCTTTAGATAACTTCTCTTCTACAGGTGTATCTAAATTTAAGACATCAACATTTGAGATAGGAAATGATGGTGCAGTATCACTTAAAAACTCTCAGTTTGGTGATGTTGACGCAGCATCTCTTGGTGGATTTGCTCCAGCATATTACTTAGATTTAAACAATAGTACAGGAACTATTCCTATTCCCCGTGGTGGTACTGGATTATCAGCACTTCCTTCAAATGGTGCAATTTTAATTGGTAATGGTAGCGCATATACTCTAACTGGAGCACCAACATTATCTGGAAGAGTAACAGCAGAATTCGGTGTTAAGGCAAATGGTGATATTACTCTAGCAAGTGGAACTTGGACAGGTGAAAAGGCCGGTAAGATTCAGAATCATAGTAATAATCTATATCTACAATTCACTACTAGTTTAATTGCTAGAAACTCTGCTGGAACAAATAGATTAACCTTATCTTCTGGTGGTAATCTTGATGTTACTGGAGAAGTTCGAGGAAGTGTACTTAAATCTGATGTAGGGACTGGTACTGCACCCTTAATTGTAGATTCAACTACAAAGGTTTCAAACTTAAATGCAGACCTATTAGATGGATTATCATCTGGTTCATTTGTAAGATCAGATGCCGATGATACAATGACAGGCAACTTGACTATTGATAGAGGTACTAGTACTACTGTATGGGTTAAATGCGATGACGGTGGTAATGCAATTGTTCGTGCATCAGGAGAAGGTCAAGGAACAGGTGTATTTGAGGTTGGTCAATCTCCCACGTATGGTGGAGGATTCTCCTATAATGGAGACGGATCACCTTCCTTTGTTAGTGGAGAATCCGCCGATCATATCACTTTCTATAGACTTGATAATGGTGCTAGAACAGAAGTCTTCCATTATCCTTACAATAGCAGCGTTGTAAACTTTAATTCAACTCCAACTGTTTCAGGAAGTACTGTTTGGCACGCTGGTAATGATGGTGCAGGTTCTGGACTTGATGCAGATAATCTTGATGGTTATACTTGGAATTCCTCTGGTAAAGATATTCGTGGTACTGAAATTTATGCAGACAATTGGTTCCGTAATTATAACGCTAATGAAGGTCTTTACAACGAAGCAACAGGAGCACATTTTTATTCAAGTGCAGATGGATATTGGGAATTAACTGGAAATACTGAAAATCAATCCACTAACTTGAGATTCCGTGGAACATTTAATGGAAACACTGAAGGATGGATTCATTCAAATGGTTCTGGATGGTTTGGTTTCTTAAATACTGGAGGACAATGGGCACTAAGACATTATAATCCTGATGGATATTCTCCAAACTGGTATTTTGATGAAAGTGGAAATGAAACTTGGACTGGAAATACAGGAAATGATCAAGGTAAGATTGAATATCATTCAAATCGTTTCTATATTGTTTCTGGCGCAAACTCTACAGAAGTTGTAAGATTTAGAAGATCTGGTACTGACGTAGCTTATATTGATAATAGTGGAAATATGTATCTGACATCCAGCAGTCATAAAGTCTGGACGGCAGGTAATGATGGATCTGGATCTGGTTTAGATGCAGATGTTATTGATGGAATTGATTCTTCTAGAATAATTTACGGTGAAAATTCAACTGGTACTGATTCTCCAAGTAATTGGAACGGATATCTGAAGTCTGGATTCCATAACCGTTCTAGTGCAACTGGATCTCCAACTAGTACTTGGTATAATATGATTAACTGCAGGCATACTAATACTGGTAATAATTATCAGATGCAGATTGCAGGAAGTTTCTATTCTTCAAGTGATTTCTATTATAGATTAATTAATAATAATTCCCCATCATCTTGGTATAAGATCTGGCACTCTGGTAATGACGGATCTGGTTCTGGACTGGATGCAGATTTACTGGATGGTCTACAAGTTCATACTGGAAGAAATAACTCTGCTAATAGAGTTGTAAGAACTGATGGTAGTGGATATATTCAAGCGGGTTGGATTAACACCACTTCTGGAACTCCAAATAGAACCTTACCAAATAAATTCTATGGATCTAATGATGATTATCTCCGTTACTATTCAAGAGATTATACCAAGGCTCATTTAGGAAATACCTATAAGTATGGAAATTCTCGTCCAAATATAACAAGTGACTCCAACTATTGGGTTGGATCCATGGGATGGGGAAACACAAACATGAACAGTGTGTTCAGTTGGGGTAGTGGATTCTTTGACTCTTGGAGCAATCCAGCAAACCAACCATCGGGTACGTCTCACTGGGTTGGTGTTCAAACACTACACTATACCACTTCATCTCGTTGGTATGGATGGCAATTGTGTGGTGGTCCAATTTCAAACCTGAGATTTAGAAGTGCATGGAATAGTCTAAGAGCTTGGAGAACCGTTCCTGTTCTTGATATTAATGACGGTAATGGTGGAGCAATGTATGCTGGAAATTATTATGATTCCAATAATACTGGATATTACAGCAATCCTGCTGATACATCAAGAATGGGTCAGATTCAGGCGAATACTTATTATTCACCTTACTCTGGTTCTAATAGTGGACTTGGAAGAAGTTCTTATCCTTATGGATGGGGATTCCAAGAGAGTGGTGCTTGGAGTAATCCATATCCAGATCTAGTTCTCCAGTATCATACTGGTGTTACTATGGCGGCGTATCCAAACTATAATGGAATTACGTTTAAGAACGATTATAATAATGACACTGTAAGATTTAGAATTAATGGTGGCAGCAGTTACGCTTATAAGTATACTTGGATGTATACAAATACTACTGGATACTATTCAGGTACTAATAGTTGGCATATAGAACCAAATGAGTTGTCTTCTTATGGATCAATGAGAATTCGTGGTTCTAGAAATGGTTGGTATGGATTGGTAATTGATACTGGAAACCGTCCTCACGTCATGTTTGATGGTAGTGGTAATGGTGGATTCTATAATCAAGATGGTGGAAGATGGTCATTTTACTACAATCATGGTAACAACTGTGTTGGTATGGTTGGTTCTACTACATCAAGTTCTTATGGACTTTATGTTAATAAGGCAATTTACTCAACAAGTTCAATTACGGCAGCATCAGATGCTCGCGTTAAGAAGGATATTAATACTATTGAAAATGCATTAGATAAAGTACTAAATCTACGTGGAGTATCATTTATAAAGACAAATAGACTTGAAAGTGATCCACATAATGGAAAAACTGAAATTGGTGTTATTGCACAAGAAGTCGTTGATGTTGTTCCAGAGGTTGTAACTTATGCTGAGGATGTTGATCAATATGGTGTGGATTATGGAAACTTTGCTGGACTATTCATCGAAGCAATAAAGGAACAGAATCAAATGATAAATACTCTTAGAGAAGAAGTTGCAGAACTTAAAAAAAGATTAGGAGAATGAAATGGCCTTGGTAAGAGAATATGAAGTTCCATCAACTGGTTTAGTAGCACCAAATGCATATCATGTAATCAAAAAAATAACTACAGAAAAACGTCTTCACGATGTTCCGGCACCACCAGATCCATCTAGAACTGATGGAGTTACTCCAACACAACAAGGTCATGAGGTATATTGGAAAAAAGGTTATGTTGGTAGAATTAGTGTAGAAATTTATACTACTAAAGATGCAAGAGATTCTGGAAAAGAACCTATAGGAGCAATTACAATTAATCCAACTGATGTTGAATTCAATGGAAGTCTTTCAACAGATATTAGTAATTTTGATTTAAACTTTTTTATTGATCCTACAAGTCAATTAAGTATTGTTGATCAAGCTTATCAGCATTTGAAAGGTTTAAAATACTACGAGAACGCAACGGAGGAATAATATCATGACAATGTATGCAAATATCTTTTATGATCGTAATAACACTAGTTATTATGCAGACTTTGGATCTGGTGGTGATTGTGCAAAGTTTAATGGTGAGGTTCAAATCATTGGTCCTACTGGAACAACACATTTAAATTATAATAATGATGGTGGTTATAATTATTTTAGAGCTTATGCAAATTATTTTGACCAAAATCAAACTTATATAAGAGATTGTCGTGCATATATTTTCTATGATTGGAATAATACTGGTTACTATATAAACCCAGGAAATAGATCTAATTTCTATGAAGTTATATGGGTTGGAGCAAGAACCAGGGCTGGTAGAGGTGGATCGGGATCTAATTGGTTTAATATTGAGTGGCGCAATCCTCGTATGTATGGTTGGATTGACTGGACACAAATTGGAGTTATGGCTCGAATATCTGACTATAGATTAAAGCAGAATGTTACTCCAATATCAAATGATGCAATTGATAGAATTATGCAATTGGAACCAATTGAGTATGAATGGAATGATTATAGTAAGACCAATGAAGACGGTAGTACTACGACCTTAAGTGAGTATGATGGGCAAAGAAGAGAAGGATTTATTGCACATGATTTGCAAGCAGTTATTCCCAGTGCTGTTGAAGGAGTAAAAGATGATCCAAATTCATTACAATCTATTGACTTTGATGGTATTGGTGCAGTAATGGTAAAAGCCATACAGGAAATAAAAGTAAGAATGGATTCTTTAGAAGAAAGAGTAAACAATCTTGAATAAATAATATAAATATTCTACATATTTACATAAAAATGTCTCTAACATATACTTGGAAAATTGAAAGGATTGGTAAAAAAACTACATCATCCATTGAAGATGCTATCGTGCAAACTCATTGGATAGTAACTGGAACAAATTCTGATGGGATATCTGGAACATTTACAGGAGCAACTCCTTTTAAATTATCAACAGTTGACCCAACTAATTTTGTATCTTATGAAAATTTAACTGAAGAAACAGTTCTTGAATGGATTAAAAATGTTGTAAATTCTGATCGAAGTTATAAAAATCATATTGACTCAAAAATCCTTGAAGAAATTGGGGATACTAAAGAACCAACTACAGTAGTTACCAGTGGATTCCCATGGCAAGATGGTGTTGATGAAGTAACTCCACCAACACCATAGTGATATAAATAGTTAAGTACATTATTCCATATTAGGAGAACGAAAATGACAGAACAACAACAATTGACAGAACAACAAAAGCATTTACAATCAGTAATTACTCAGTCTGAAGAATTGATGAAAGAAATTCAGGAACTGAATAATAAATTGGGTATGAAAAGAGAGATGGCAACAAAACTACAAGGAATTTACGAGTATTTAACTGGAACTGGTGTAAAACTTCCAGAAGAAGGTGGAGAAGAAGGTCTAGTAGAAGATAATTTAGTAGGGGGAGATTCTGAATAATGAGTACGGTTAATTATTCTGTAAGTGAGTTTACCTCAGAAGATGATTATACAACTGTTACTTATACAAACTCTCAAGGATTTATCTATACTAGAGAAGTAAAAATACCTAGAGATACTGAAGGTAAGTTGAATGAAGATCTTTGGACAGAAATTCTACAAGGGCAACTTGCTGGGGTAGAATCAAAAATACAATTGGGAGTAGCAGTCTTTAAAGATCCTAATGCGGAAGTAGACTCTGTTACTGAATAAAAAAATTATTATCTTATACTCATGGATTATTTGCATTCTCTTTCAAAAAGAGCGTTAGAAACTGGTGGGGACATTTATCCTCTAATATTACCAGCAGAACTTACTTCTGGTACTGGATTGATGAACCCATCAATTTGTATTAATTCTGATGGAAAACTAATAGTTAATATAAGACATGTTAACTATACGTTTTATCATTCAGAACAAAAATTATATCAACACCAATATGGTCCTTTAACATATGTTCATCCAGAGCAAGATATGCATCTTAGAACATGGAATTGGTATTGCGAATTAGATGAAAATTATGAAATTTCAAAATTTTCTAAAATAGATACATCTAAATTCGATACCTATGAACCCATGTGGGATTTTGTTGGATTGGAAGATGCCAGAGTATTTACATGGGATAAAAAATTATATATTAGTGGTGTAAGAAGAGATACTACCACAAATGGACAGGGGCGTATGGAGTTATCAGAAATTAACGCTTCTGATGACACTGTAAGTGAAGTCTCTAGATTTAGGATTCCACCACCAAAAGATCCAGATTCTTATTGTGAAAAAAATTGGATGCCTATTGATGATCTTCCGTATCACTATGTTAAATGGTCAAATCCAACTGAAGTTGTCAGAGTTAATCCAGAAAATAAGTCATGTGAAACAATTCATTTAAAAGATACAATTAATTTACCCAGAGATATTAGGGGTGGGTCTCAAGTAATTTCTTGGAATGATCATTATCTTGCCTTAACTCATGAGGTTTGGTTATTCAGTAGTGAAGTTGGAAGAAAGGATGCTGTATATCGACATAGATTTATCTTATGGGATAAAAATTGGAATATTGTTAAATTTTCAAATGATTTCTCTATTATGTCTGGTCATGTAGAATTTTCTATTGGAATGGTAAAGAAAGATGATGAATTTTTAGTAACCTTTGGTTTCCAAGATAATGTTGCATACTTATTAAAGGTTCCAGAAATAGTAGTTGAGGAGATGTTAAATGAAGGAAAATAATGTTACTGATCTGGTAAAAGAATATATTGTTGATCCAAACAACGCAGAATTAAATTTTAATATCGCGGTTTGTTATGATAACATGGGACAAACAGCTTCTGCAGTTTCATATTATCTTAGAGCAGCAGAAAGAGCAGATCAAACTTTACTAAAATACGAATCATTAATTAGATCAGCTTTATGTTTTGAAAGACAAGGATCAAGAAATTTTACTGTGAAAGGTTTAATACAACATGCTATATCAACTTGTCCAACTAGACCAGAAGCATATTTTTATCTAGGTAGACATTATGAAAAATCTGAAGAATGGCATGAATGTTTTTTAATTACATCTATTGGTGAAACTGTCTCCGAAAAAAATCCAGAAAGTTTAAGAACTGAATTAGACTACCCAGGATTTTATGGAATTACATTCTTAAAGTCTGTATCAAGTTGGTGGTGTGGTTTATGTGATGATTCTAGAAAAACTTTAGAAGAATTAATAAAGAATGATGAGGTTAATTTTGAGTATAGAAACTTATGTATTAGTAATTTAAGTAGGATAAGTCCTCATAGTTCATCTTCATTTGATACATATTCAGTAGAAAAATATAATTTATATCAATTTAAATTTCCTGGATTAGAAAATATAGAAACAAATTACTCAGAATCATATCAAGATATGTTTATTCTTTCTATGTTAAATGGAAAGAAGAATGGAACTTATCTAGAGATTGGTGCTGGTAATAGTTTTTATGGAAATAATACTGCATTACTAGAAACTAAGTTTGATTGGACTGGAGTATCTTTAGACATTGAAGAAAGTTTTGTTGAAGCATTTGCAAGAGATAGAAAAAATCCATGCCTATTAAAAAATGCTCTTTATATTGACTATCATAAATTTTTAGCAGGATTAGATTTTTTAAGTATAATTGATTATTTGCAGTTAGATTGTGATCCACCAGAAATCACATATCAGATAT